AGCCATGAAATCCATTCCGCTCTTTGGCTCTGGCACCACGGGTAAAAGCCGAGTGGTGACCCGTCAGCGTCGCCTCAATGTCTACTACGAGAACCGTCCTGACGGGGATAAGAGCAAGGTCGCGATCTACGGGACACCTGGTTTAAACCCCATGTTCACGGTAGGCACCTCTCCCTTTCGCGCTCTATCGGGAGATGCTAACTATCTCTATGCTGTGGCAAATAATCAGTTCCTTCAGGTCAATCCTGTAACGGGAGCGACTTTAGCGAGTGGTCCGGTCAATAGCTCCGCAACGCTTGCGACGATACAGACCTCCCCTACTCAGGTGGTGGTGGTCGATGGTCTTACCGGATATTACTTCAATATCAAGACTCAGACCTTTCAGCCGATTGTCCCGTGGCAGGCCCAAGGAGCGAGAACTGTCACTTTCTGTTCGGGGTTTTTCGTCGCTGAACAACCCGGAACGCAGACCTTCTGGGTGTCGAATGCCTTTGACGGCTCGACGTGGAATGCGCTTGCTTTTGCGGATGCGGCGTCCAACGAAGATACGATCCTTGCGGCAGATGAACTAAACGGCATCCTCATCATCTTTGCGGGTCAGCATCAGGAATTCTGGCAGAACGTCGGAGCAACACCCCAACCGTTTCAGCCCATTCTATCGGCTTACAACGAGTGGGGACTGGCGGCAGTATTTTCCCGTGCTCATGCGGATCAGTCGATCATCTTTTTAGGCATTACGAAGCAGGGGATTGTGCAGCTCGTCAAGCTCTCGAATTACTCACCACAAGTCATATCCGATGCCGATACGGAGTACATCTGGAACAGGTTCTCAACGGTCTCCGATGCGGTGTGCCTGACCTACCAGCAGGACCACCACATCATGTACCAGATCACCTTTCCTACTGCTAACCGTTCGTGGATCTACGATAATTCAACAGGGATTTTGAGCGAGGTGCAGACCGGCAACTCTCTTTCCCCTACCCGCCATTGGGGCAATCTCTCGACCTACGCGGCGGGAAAGAACTTCATATCCGACTACCAGACGAACCAGATTTATGAGATGAGTTCGAGCCTTTACACGGATAACGGCCAGATGATTGTGAGGGAGATCGTCACTCGACATGTCCTCTCCAACTTCAACCGCATCCGGGTCAACCTTCTGTACCTCGACATGGAGACAGGGGTAGGACTTACGACGGGTCAGGGGATCAATCCAATGGTCTCCTGCGAGCACAGCAGGGATAATGGCAGGACGTGGAGCGGACAGAGATGGTGTCCATTGGGAGCACAGGGTCAGTATTTGAACCGGGTGAGCTGGCGGCGCTTTGGTTCTGCGAGAGACCATGTATTCAGGATCAGAATGACCGACCCTGTGAAGTTTGTGATTACCGAAGGGGCGATAAAGCTCTCCGAGAGACAACCCGCCGCGAGGTTAGGCTAGTGCCCTTCAATATCAATCCTATCCTTCAAGGCTTGGGGCCGGTGCCTCAGAGTCCTCGTATTTTGCATCCCGATCAGAAAGGCAAACCAGGACATTTATCCCCCGACTATCAGGCGTGGTTCCAATCGGTCTATCGGGTCACTGCGCCCCTAGCACAGACCGGGTTAACGGCCAACCGCCCCACGAAAAACCTTTACATCGGGCAAGTATTCTTTGACGGCACTCTGGGGCATCCGATCTGGTACAACGGGACTAACTGGGTTACGGCCACAGGAGCACTGGCATGACGAGCATGGTCGAGTATTTGAATATCCCGAACCTCTCCTGGAAGGAGAAACTCGCCTATCTCGGGTATCAGTTCAGGAAAGGTCCGCAGAGGCAGTGTCCGGTGGAGGAGTCGTGGGACGAGGACACCTACATCAGGAAGATGCGCCTGCCGAAAGATACGCTATTCATCGGCCGACCTCATAAGCACGGTCACAGGTGCTCTCTACTGGAGGGAGAAGTGATTCTCTTCGAAGACGGCTCCCAGACGACCCTGAAAGCCCCGCAGAGCCTTCATACCATTCCCGGCTATCAGATGGTCCTCTATGCCGTGACAGACGTTCTGGGGGCGACGTATCATCCCCGGCAGTACACCGAAGATGATATTTTCGGCTCCACGGAAGAACTAGAACGGTTGGGTGAGGAGGTATCACAGCGGCTCTTAAGGAAGGTCGCATGAGCGGGATATGGACAGCAGTTGCGGCGGTAGCCGGAGGGGTGCTCTCTGGGGTGGGTTCTGCGGTTGCTGGTCACGAAGCGGCACAGGCTACCGAATCCTCCACCAACGCTGCGGTGAATGAGCAACAGTGGGCGATCCAGCAGCAGGAAGCACAGGAGGCCCCTTATACCGCGCTCGGCAAGGCTGCTATCCCCCAGTACGAGGCTCTACTGGGCTTAGGTAAGGGAGGCAGCGCGGGTATTCAGAAGACTCTAGCAGCCACCCCGGGCTACCAGTTTGCCAAGTCTCAAGGCCTCACCTCGACCGAGAATGCTGCCACCGCTCAAGGCTTAGGTCTCTCAGGAAACACTTTACAGGCTTTAGACCAGTTTTCCACAGGATTGGCGGATTCGACCTACCAGAACGCAGTAGGAAACGCCGCACAGGCGGTAGGTTTCGGTCAGGCCGCAGCCTCCAACACCGCCTCTAACATAGGTCAGGGCGCATCTAATATCAGCAATGCCCTCATCAGTCAGGGTAACAACATCGCTGGCATAGACATCAACACCATTGCCGGAATCGACAAGTCCATTACTGGGGGCATAGGTGCTGGGGTTACAGCGAATACCCTAGCGGGGCTGACAGGGTCTAGTTTACCCTCAGATCCCGGCGCATACGCTGCTGGTGGCGTTCCGGCCATCAGCGGAGGGGGCGGATACACCTATAACAATCCCCTGCAAGGGACGCAGTAATGGCCTTCGATCCCAGTCCCATAGCCTCTATTGGCGATAACGCCGATATGACGGGTGCCGTGTCGAAAGGATTCCAGTTAAAGGACCTGATCGACACGAACCAGTTGAACCAGTTGAAGCTTGCGGGAGCTAAGAGGCAGGAAGCCGAAGAGCAGGAAGTCTCGAAGATCTTCAAGCAGAAGGGGGCCGATCTTTCCACCCCCGAGGGAGCCTCCAAGCTTGCAGGGGAGGTGGCTAGGGTCTCCCCCGACAAAGGGATGGAGTTACTCAAATTCTCCCAGCAAGCAGCATCAGGAGAGCTTGCAAAACAGCAGGCCCAATTAGAGCTCTACAGCGCTGCACATGACTTTCAGGCGCAGAAAGTCGGTGCCATCGTGGCCTCTGCCGGTGCCACTACTGACACGGGGGCGCTCAAGTATGACGCCAAAACACGCGATGCCATGACGATTGGAGCAATTGCCAAGGAGACCGCCGATATCAAGGACGACCCGAACATGGACCCGAAGCTAAAGGAGATTCTGCTGCAATCTCTCGGGCGGTTTACTTCGGCCAAAGGCCCCAACGGACAGCCTATGCCGATCACGTTTGATCGTTTGAACGATGTGTGGAAATCAATGCCTCAGGGGACTAAGCAGATTAAAGATGCTCTGGATGCTCTAAGGACCAAGGGTGAGATAGCCAATCAACCCTTGCAGGCGGCTAACCTTCGGGGCGAGCAGCAACACCGTAAAGTCGAGGAGCAGCAGGGCCAAGAGCGCATCAACATCGCGAAGCAGAATGCCGGTTCCTTCGGGGGGCAGATCGGAGACCTCATGGGGGCTTTAGCTGAAAGGGGCGTTTCTGTTCCTGCAGGTATGCGTTCCAAGGCTCAGCAACAGGCGCTATTCCAAGGCTTGCTGTCGCGTAATCCCGGCAAGAGTCCCGATGAGATCGCAGACATGGTGAAGTCCGGTCAGCTCTCGCTTGGAGCTGAAAAGACCGAGGCCAGCGTCTTAGGCCGCAGGGAAGCTGCGATATTGCCGGTCGAGAAGTCCATCACTAAACCGGGTGGATTCCTGGATCAGGCCGAGAAAGCCGTCAATGCGGTGGACTTTCCTACTCTTAAAGCGGCGGGTGAGTTCTCGAAGTGGGGCAAGGAGCAGGAGTCGGACCCCAAGCTATCAGCCTACAAGGCTGCTGTGGCAGAGCTTAGGGCCGAATACTCCATCGTGCTATCCAAGGGCGGACAGGTGACAGATGCCGCCAGGCATGAGTCCGCACAGGTTATCCCGGATCTTATTACCAAGGATCAGTTCCAGCAGATCAAGAAAACCGTCCTACAGGGCATAGAAGCTTCTAAGGGTGGCGTGGAGGAGAGCCTTACTGGGGTGACGGGGAAGGATGCCTCCACCCCTTCAGCGCCCGCACAGCCCTCAGGTGCGCCAGCCGTAGGGGCTGTGGAGCAGGGTTATCGGTATAAGGGGGGCGACCCCTCCAAGAAGGAATCATGGGAGAAATCCGGTGGCTGACGGACCTTGGGTCAATTACAAACCTCAGGCACAGGCCGACAGCGGTCCCTGGCAGAACTATCAGCCTCAGGCAGAAGAGGGTTATTTTGATAAGGAGCATCGCCTCGGGGAAGCGGTTAACAAGGCCGCAGGCACGGGTATAGCTGGCGTGGGGCGCTCTGCCGTAGCGGCGGGTGAGGTGGCGGCCCAGATGGGCTCCAGCCTCGTAGGCGATGTAGCGGGTGCCGCGACCTCTGTTGCGACCCAAGACCCGAAGAAGGGCGAAAAGGTCCGTAGCGCGATGACCTACGAGCCTCGGACTGAAACGGGTAAGGCGGCTTCGGCTTATGTCGGGGCGCTCACTGAGCCTCTCGGCAAGGCCCTAGATTACGTTCCTCACAAGCTTGAGGAAAGCGGCCATCCGATCTTGGGCCAGACAGCTAGAGCAGCTATTGACGTAGCCGGTGGTAAGAAGGCTCTGGAGGCAAGGAAACCTCCGGTAGTTTCCCCCCTAACACGCAGCGCAGAAATGGTGAAACAGGCGCGACAGGCGGGCTATGTGCTGAAACCTTCTGAAGCGGGCGGGAAGATAGGAACTGCCGTGGAGGGGGTTACTGGATCACCTCGTCTGTCTAGCGAGGCTTCTATTAAGAATCAGGTTACGACCAACAAGCTCAATGCTCAGGATATCGGAGTTAAGCCCGGAGAGAGGCTGAAGCAATCCACCTTAGATGCCGCTAAGAAACCTCACCAGCAGATTTACAAGGTGGTTGAGGGTATAGGCTCAGTTCCTACGGACGCTGCTTATAAATCTGCCATTAATGCGATAGGTAGGACTCCTGGTAAGAGCTTTAAGGGAGCTGATCGTCTTACCCCTGATGTTGCCAAACTGCGCCGGGCCTATCGCGAGAAGCAGTTCGATTCTAAGGACGCCGTGATGCATATACGGCAACTGCGGGCGGATGCGCGCCGAGAGTTTAAGTCCGATCTTCCCAAGGACAATGCAATGGCGGCCGCACGCTTGCAGGTTGCTACAGCACTAGAGGAACAGATCGACCGACACGCACAGGTTATGGGTTATACCGATCTTATTCCCAAGTTTCGTGCTGCCCGGCAGGCCCTAGCTAAGATTGCCACGACTGAGGACGTGTTGGTGGGCGAGGACGTATCCGCTAAGAAGCTCGCTAGACTTCAGAGCCTCGGGGTTCCCTTGAGCGGGAATCAGAAGCTCATTGCCGATGTGGCAACCGAGTTTAAGGAAGTGACCCGAGATGCTCATGATGTCAAGAACAAAACCCCCACGGGGGCGGTTGAGGGGATGATGGGAATCGGCGGTGCGGTTGCGACTGCAATGCACAGCCCACACGTGGGTGTACCTCTGATTGGTGGGATGGTCGCGCGCCCT